CGCAGGCTATGTTAAAGCTAAATGCATCTATTTCATCCTTACAACCCAAGTAAGATTGTTCTTTTCTCTTATGATCCTGTTCTTCTTTACTTTTATAATCTTTAGTATATTCAAAGTTTCTACGCCTATACTGTCTCATATGGATTATTTCATGTAAAATAGTATCCGAAATATTTTTACTGGTAAACACAAAATTTTCAGCGGGCATTTTTAAATGTTTATCAAATGGGCAATAATATAAAAAAATAGTTATAGCCTTTTTATTTTCTTCATCCCATTCCGAGTTGTATTGTCCACCTACTATAACATTATTTCTACCTACATTATAGTTTATTTTTCTTTCTACTCTTATGGGCGCTATCTTTCTTATATGATTGCCTAGTATTTTATAGTGAGCATCGGCAGTTAGCCTTTTATTAACTATGTTTTTTTGTAGCAGTTGAAGGTAATCGTATATTTCTAATCTTGTTAATGTTGACCAATCGAATTTTTTAATGGGCATAGACAAGTTAATATACAGTTACTCCGTATTTATTTTGCCATCGTTCAGCATCCTGCCAAGAATTGACTAAAGGTTCCCCTTTGATATTAAGGCTAGTATTCATTAGGATTGGACATTCACTTCTATCGTACCATCTTTCCAATAGGTTTCGAAAAACAGGATTATCAGATGCTGTTACAGTTTGTACCCTACTGGTATTATCGTAATGACATATGCCTGGTAAAAGGTCAGGTTGTATACAGTCTGCTACAAACTGCATATATGGTGTACTTGGGACGGGCATGTCAAAATAGATTTTAGCATGTTCTTCTAGTACAGCAGGAGCAAATGGCCTAAATGCTTCTCTTTTCTTCAAAGCATTCATTTTATCTTTAGCATCTGGTCCTCTTGGGTCACAGAGTAAACTACGATTACCTAACGCTCTAGGCCCAAACTCTGCTCTACCATTAGCCACGGCTACGACTTTACCATTCATAAGGTCATCTACTATCTTATCTATGTCTAATGGTCTGTCAATATTGGTTCCTAGATAAGGTCCTTGCCAGTTCAAATGTTGTTTAGTTAAGGCGGCTACACTACCTATGGCACTGCCTGCATCTCCAGGATTGGGCATAATCCAAATATTTTCGTATATACCTAGTTTTGCTATTTTATTATTAGCTACACAGTTTAGGGCGCAACCTCCCATTAATACTAAGTTTTTATTGACAGGTTTCCAAAGAGTTATATCTGTTAGCAATGCAACTATGTATAATTCATATATGGCCTGCACTGTGGCAGCTATGTCATAATCTGTAGCATCTTGGGGTCTGTCCCACCAACGACATCCTTGATGCAGGTTATAGCGTAACTTTAAACTAGGAGGATTCCAATCTACGAAAAAGAAATCTAGCATTTCATTTATATACTTTGGCTTTCCTAGTGCAGCCATGCCCATAAGAATATATTCTTCTTCATTGGGCTTAAGTCCGAGGTAGTGGGTAAATGCTGTGTAAAATAATCCTATGCTATTGGGGTATTTCTTACTCCACTGTTTCTTTATAGAACTACCTAACCCTTTCCAATAACTTACCGTATCCCATTCACCTATTGCATCTATTACAACAATATCTGCACTATCAAATTTACTTGTGTAGTATCCGGCAGCAGCATGACTTTCATGATGCCATACATATTCTATTGGTATATTACCTAAACCCACACGTTTAAGTTCTTCCTTGGGACTTTTATGCCATAGACGCTCACCACTCCATAGCCTACGAATATTCTTTGGCCAAGGTTTCTCAAACCAAACTATTTGACTCGGTGACCCGTATTCGTATAGTTCTTTAACCATGTCTAAGTTTAGAAGTGGATCGTTCTTCAGTCTAGTGTAGCGTTCTGAATGTGCAGCCCACAAAATATTTTGGCCATCAATCAGAGCCATACTGGCATCATGATTCTGCCCTGTTATTCCTAAAATCATTTATATATGAATGGATCTCTTTTGCGTAGCTCTTCAATACGTTTTTTAAGTTCTTTTTTACGTCTGCGTTCGGCCAGCCAGCGTTTTATAATATGAAATATGTTCATTTTAATATTTATTGAAATAAAAAAGGGGATTATTTAAATCCCCTTTCAAAAGCAAGTAAAGCAAGTTGTCTAGCTAACCATAATCTAAACTTAACTTTATCTGATAACTCTGGTTCTGCAACAAGTCTTAATCTATTTAGATTGCGACCTATGCTGTCTTCAACCGTTATAATGTAGTTTTCGTCAAAATCCTGTCTAGGTATTAATGGTAAATCTCGACGCCTAGCTAATATTACTTCTTTGCTTCTGGCTTCTTGTCGTCTTTCTTTGCTTCAGCCTTAGGAGCGTCTTTCTTTTCTTCTTTCTTTGCATCAGCAGCGAAAGCAGAACTAATACCAAAAGCAGCGATTAACATTGCAAGAGTAGTTTTCATAATAATTTCCTTTTTAAAAAGCACAATTATTTACACTGTGTATATATTATAACGCCTAAAACACTTAAAAGTTGACAATTTAGAAGGCTGATTTAGGAAAATGCCTACTAAAAAAGTCCAAATTCTGTCTTTCTGGTCTGGTCTGATACCAACCACGACCTTGATATACATCCAATACCATTTGAAAGTATTCTTCGTATAGGGCACCTACACGCTCTAAACTAAAGTTTTGTTCTGCAAAACTACGGCAGTTTTTTGGGTCAATCTTGTTTATATTGTTTGCAGCCCATAAGAACTGCTCAAATGTTCTACATCTATATCCTGTAACACCGTTTATGTTATTTTCCGCAAAAGATCCCCAGTCTGTGGTAATAGTCGGAGTTCCGCTGAGTAACATTTCTATTTGAACACCACCGAAAGGTTCAAGATACATACTTGGAGCAAATGCTGCTCTAGCACGACTCATCAGTTCACGTCTAGTTGTGACATCCGCATAACCGATAAACTCGACATGATCAGGTGTGTTATCGTAGCCCATGGCTTTCAAGTTGTTTTGACCAGCTATCTTTAACTTAACGCCTGCTTTTTCTGCAACTTCTATGGCTATATGAACGCCTTTGCCCTCGTATACTCTGCCCAAATATAAAAAGTAATCTTCTTTTTGATCACTATAGGTAAAGTCTTCCAAGTCAAAATAGTTGGGAATAACCGCTTCATACCAATCTTGTTTGCAGTTGCCCACACCTTCCAGCCCATAGTAGGCATGAAATATAGCGTATGACTCGAATATTTTCCAACGTGCCCAATGTCCTCCTGCATACCCAATACCGGGCTCTACGGTGATGAGATCAGGATGTGCATCACATACTGGGCGAACACCATAACCCCAAAATGGTAAAATGAAATCATGTTTTTGTTTTCTTAGACCTACTTCACGTATGGCATTAGCATAAAAAGTTTGATAAGCATGGTCACCTGTATCAAACTTAAAAAAATGTTTACGCCAATCATAGTCACCATAGGCCTGTCGCCAATCGTCTGAAGTTAACACAGTAACATGCTCGTCACAGACCAGTTCTGATTCCTCGTGACCATAGTGAATAATCTCATGACCACGTGCCTTCATCATTTTGCCAAACTTCCATACTTTTTGTGTATAGGCGCAGGCATTATATTCTTTGCTGGTTACTGTATGGGGCAAGCCCAGAATATGAAATCTCATGTTAATCCTTGGTACAGTCGGTAGGTTTCGAACCTACAAAGGCGATGTCTAGGACGTTGCCCCGTCCTGCCATAAAGGCAGAGGTCTCCCAATTCCACTCACGACTGCTATAGAAGCATAACATAATATATTTAAAAAAGCAAGTCATTAATACACCTGAACTACATCTATTCCAGACTTCTTCAAAAACTCAACGCCCGAATCATCTCTGTATTGTGATTTAAAATAAAGCCGTCTTATTCCTGACTGGTAAATCAGTTTAGCACAGTCTAAACATGGACTATGGGTAACGAAAAGATCAGCACCATCGCCACTGTCGTTAGATTTGGCTAACTTGGCAATGGCGTTTGTTTCTGCATGTAGGACCTCGGGTTTAGTCTTTAATTTATACCTCCTGTCTACACTGTGTCCATTTATCCAAAATGTTCCTTGGAAAGGATAATCATCTAGTCTAGCATCAGCATCATTAATAGGCATGAACTCCATGTATTCGCAAAAATTATCCCACCCAGCAGGCATTCCATTATATCCTATGCTGATAATACGATCATCTTTTACAACAATGGCTCCTACTTTTAATCGTTGGGCATGACTTAGGTCTGATACACGAGCAGCCACATCCATGTAGAATTTAATAAATTTAGATTTCATTTTCTTAGTTTAACATTTAATACAAAGTTTTCAATAATAAGTTTACTTAAACTTGCCAACAATATTTTAACTTGATCCTCGTGTGACAATAATGTCCACCTTGTATTATACTGTTCTACCATTTGATTAATAATCATGCTCATAGCATTGTATTCATCTATAGCCAACATACCCCAGTCTATAGGATCTTCAGATTCTATTTCTTTAACTATTTCTTCAATCTCTTCTATAGTCACTTTATTCGACATAGACACTACCGTCTTTGCTATTATACTTTACATTAGGATCGTATTTTTCAAACTTTTCGTAATGCGGCTCATTGGGTAGGACTCTTTTACCTACAAAATATTCACCAATATGGTTTATTAAATGTTCTCCCTGTGCTCCTTTAAGTTTACCTGCAACTAGATTATGACCTTCCCACAGTACTTTGCCGATCATACCTTCATTATAGTTTATCTGCCACCAGTCTCTATCTGGATAGGTATCTCTCAGCCATTGGCTGTAGTTGTATCGAACTCTTTCTATACTATATAAACTGGCCATAGGACTGAATATAGCACTGTTCTTTTCATATCTCCAATGCTTATATGTCCAGTCAGAACCTAATGCTTGACTAGGATGTTCTGTAAAGTACCAGGGTTGCCGTTGTAAAGTTAACTGACTAAGGCTAGTATCTCCGTTAAGTATCACAAGCATATCTTCTATAGGAATAGGTGTTAATATTTCAACATCATCTTCCTGATGCCAAATATAATCATAATCCCTGTCTTTGATTAAATTCCAGCACTCTGACCAAGTAACACTCAATCCTTTATTTTCTTTATGTAGAATAACTTCGTTGTAGCCAAACGCCCTAACCAAAGTATCTAATAGTAAATCATTTCTTCCATTAGGGAAATCGTCAAAGAATATACCATGTACCTCATGATTACCAAAGTCTAATAACTTTTGTGATTCTAATGTGCGAGTTAGATATTCTAGTCTATTTGTAGAAAATATAATCTTACAGATTTTTGCCATCAGTGTCTTTCTGTATCAAAGAAGAATGTTTGAAAAAGTCTTCCATTGTGTAGATTATCTCCAAAATAGTCTAAACTAGCATGGAACAGGTCACCTCTATATAGGATCAGTCTATTATACTTGTTACCTATCCTATCAAACAGTTCCCATTTAGTATAATCATACCCCTCCCAATCTTGAGTTATCCTTTTGTGTTCTCCGGTTCTTCTATGACGGAATAATCCAGTACCGCCCGAACCAGGAGCATCTGGAGTAAGATAGCACACGCCAGCCCACATATTATGAGGATCACTATGAATCCAAGTTCTATCCTGTGCAGTGGCTAGTTGAAAAGCTCCTGTATATCCACTACCTTCGTAGGTATTTGTTATTTTGCCGGCAAACTGCATATTATACTCTATAGCTTCTTTGACGTCATTTGTAAAAAATGGTCGAGTACGAGCACCTGGATAGTTTCCTTTCACAGCGAAATCTTGCGATAGTGCAAAGTTTCTTACTGCATCTGGATTAGTATAAAAGTTGTCAATAATTATTAGGCTTACTTCCATTTAGTATCTCCAAAATTTTCCTGTAGCACCGTCCCACCCATAAACGATCCAGGAAGTTTCTATTACTTGTTCTTCAAAAGGTCTGGTTAAAAAGTATCCTAGAGTTTCTATATCAAGATGTATCATACTAGGTTGTTTTAGCATAGATGCCATGCCTGTAAATATATCCAGAAAATGGTCATAGTGGTCTTTACCCCAACCAAATAACACACTACAGTATTGTCTTAGTGTATTCGTTCCTTGTTGCTGTCGTCTATCCACTATATGATAGTTCCATTCATCACGCCATTGAAACTCCAAAGGTCTTTTATAAAATATTTTGTCTAAGTTATCTTCATTGCAAATAGTTATATCGAAACTTTTATCAACAAAGTATCTGCCACTAAGTTTAAAAATGTAGTCAAACTCTTTTAGTTCTTGTTTAAACTTACGTAAAAAGTTTGACATAATAATAGACTCGCAATAACTTTTGTTAGGATGAGTGGTAGCTTCCATATGAATATCTGGCAAATGTTCTTTAACACTAATGAACTTTAAGTTACGTTGATATTGGAAAAGTTGTTCAAAGGTCTGCCAATTCGTGCTGACATCTAATAGGTATATAGTAGTATCTGAATCACCTAGCAGGTCTAGTGTGGCTATACTTACTATAGTTTGCCTTAGTCTTTCATCTGTATCAAAGTGGCTTCTTTTCTTTGAATAGGTCAATGGAAAGTCATTGTTAATTTCGATGGCACTGGTTACAATAAATGCTTTTTTCATCTGTAGAAGTTTGAATCTCTTATTTTACTAATATAGTTGTGTAGTTTTTCATGCACTACGCTGTCTTCATAGTTTTTCATTGCGTAATCACGACAGTCTTTTGGTTTAATCGTATGTATATTTTCTATAGCCTTTACAAACTCTCTAAACTCTCTACATCTAAAGCCGGTGTATCCATTTACAACTGTATCACAGAATCCTCCCCAATCGGTGGTTATGGCTGGAGTGCCGCTCATGAATCCTTCTGTTATCATATTACCAAATGGTTCTACATAATAGGTAGGACCGATGATAGCTTTAGCCTTGCTCATTAGTTTTCTTCTTTGTTCTGCGTCACACAGGCCCGCCATTTCTACGTGGTTTGGTATAGTGGTATATCCCATTGACTGCAAAGTCCCCGGACCTGCTATTACTAATTTTTGTCCTGTATGTTCTGCTACCTGTATAGCAAGTATAACACCTTTTGTCTCCATTACTCTACCGAAGAATAGTAGATAATCGTCCTTTTCTTCACAGTAGTCAAACTCACTGGCAGTCATCGCATTTGGTATAACAGCGTCAAACCAACTTGGACTCATTAGCATACCACGTTCTCCGTAGAACATATGCATCTGTGCTGTACTGACAAACGCTCTATATGGAGCAAATACTGCCTTAGTGTCGTAGCCTATACTTGGTTCTATAGCTTTAAGATCCGGATTTTGATCACAGGCTCCTTTATTGTCCACACCATGAAAACAGATAATCATGTCTCCTGGTTGTTTACGTTTGGCTATTTCTGGTCCAGCTCTTCTATTAAATTCTACAGTATTAGGTGGACGTTCTGGTAGTATTCTGTCGTTACAGATTACATTTTCACAGGGCACTTCACTGCCTACTACGCTGTAATGAATACACCGCCATCCATAGTTCATCATATATGTTATAAACTTAAGAGCAGCTATGGAAAAAGGATCAATTCTATTGTTGATATGTGTAGGACTATAAGGACTGCCTAATATGTGTAATGTGCTCATATAACTTAATTATACACATCTAGATAACGAAGTTAAAAAAATAGGTCCCGAAGGACCTATTCAGTAGCAGGTTGGCTTACTACTTTTTGTTTACAGTGAGAACGTCGAAACTCACCTTGTATAGGAGTACGGAGTTTGATGTCCTTACCTTCCCTATACTAGCCATTGTCGTATGGTTTGCTGTATCCAACCTAAGAACTTATTTATAATACATTATATCTAGGCACATCTACAGTGGCCCGCATAATAGCCTCAGGAGTCATTGCGGCACCACTTAGGACACCTTTCATAACACTGGGACTAAAGCCGCTCACTAGAGCTGTACCTCGCTGGTCAAACTTTACCGGAACATTGTTAGTGGCTCTTAGGTTCCAAAAAACAATGTTAGGCATAGCGTAACCAGCATCTTCATACTTACGCTGAATCATTTGATGTGCCGAATCGTCAAACTTAACACATTCATCGAACTGCATGTCACTTAGAATCAACAGAGTCTTTGGCATGTCTGCCTCCGCTACTGATCCTTCTTTAGCGATACGCAAAATCTCATTAAATGCCTTGTGTAGATTGGTATTCATTCCCCAATCGCTACGCACCATTTGAATAAGTTTTTGACTCAACGAACCTTTTAAAACTTCTGCTTTGGTACTAGCACTAAAGGTCAAGAATACATCTTTAAAGACACTGCGATTCTTATCCGCACAGTATAATCCTAAACTTACAGCCGCATCTAAACAGGTTACGTTTTTATTGTTACCTGCTGGCGTATGCATACTTCCACTAACATCTACTAACGGAATAACGCTGTTATCACCGATATAGTCGGGTAAAGCAGCCCATTGAGCATCCGCTACAACATGATCTCCACCACTATTAATGGTTTTAATTACATCGTAGGGATATACAGCACTGGCATTCACCTTATCCTCACCTTTAGTAAGGCGCTCTTTGTAGGCTGCGTATGCTTCTGGAGCACGACGACCAAAGGCCTTGTTGTAGCGAGCCGCTGCTAATGAAGGTAGTTTTCCAAACTCTATAGTGTTCCATTCCTGGGCACACATTTTGGTTTCTACTACATTGGTTAGGCCCACTAACAACTTACGGTAGCCTTTAGGAGTCAGCCCCATGAACTGACGAAGTTCTACTGCCTGGGCGCCCTTACGAGGCATCCACTTAGCACATAACTTCTGTCCATCACGCAGAGCTTGGTGAATAAAGGTATGAGCTGCACCTTTGAAGCGTAAGGTTTGAAAGATTAATAAATCATCCCAACGACCAAACTCTGGCACAAAGGTTAACACACGATCCAACATGTCAGGATGTTGGCTTTCTAGATGAAGGAGAATATCGCGGAACAACTGACGTTCACCCGCGCCACCACGAACATCACGAGCCCATAATGCAATTTTCATTGCTAGGCCCGAATCTTCTTGAAAGGCACGTTCAAAATCTCCAACAATGTTTTTACCACGGCTAGCACCGATCTTGAAGAATAGGTCCACAAGGGCATTACCACTGTGAGCCAAAGCCTTCATGTTATTTTCAGTGCGAGCTTCCGCTGGTTGAGTTTGAACTGCTTCTGCAAAGGTAGTCATTTTTGTTCTCCTTTCTGTGTGTAAAATGACAGGATGCACACTGTAGTTTCAATTACGAGTTGAAGATAAAGTTGCTGTAGGCATCCTAAGTATTAAGTATATGAGAAAAAGATATCTAAGTCAACAACTAGTTTGCCCAAACTACTTGGGGCAATCTAGGCTCATTGATTTGACATCGTGTTTTTGAAGTAGCATAAGACCAGTAGCACGAACACTAGGATCTGAACTTTTGGTCATTTCTATAAGGGCTTGAATACGAGCGGCTTCCATGACTACTAGGTCTTTGCTAATCTTTTCCTGTGCCTGCATACAGACGGCATAGTTATTAGTAAAGGCACATCCGCCTAAACTCAATGCACTGACAATAATAAAAAGATAGCGTTTCATAATAGTCCTTTATTTATTACATTATAGGGCCGTTACCGTTGCGAAAACCAATATGTCCGCCTTCGTTAACTATTCTTACATTAACTTCTTCGAGACTAATAGGAGCAAAGCCAGTTTGTTCAACGCAGACACAATGATATCTGTTATCAATCTCATTGCCATACTTGAGTTCTCCAGTTTTCACGTCCACACCCACAATCTTCATTACACGATTAGCATGAAGGTGTCCGTGGACATTGCAGCCGAACCTAGCAAGGCTTTCTGGATGAACAGGAACATGGCTGAATATCATGCCGTTCATAACATGATATCCTCTAATGTCTCTAAAGTATTTGGTATAGTCCTCGAGTTTAAAGATGTCGTGGTTACCCCGGATAAGCACCTTGTCACCGTTAAGCCTACCAAGAACATGGAGAAACTTACGATTGATTACAACGTCTCCAAGGTGATAGACTTTGTCATTTGGACGAACACGTTCGTTCCATGCTTTGATCATAAATTCGTCCATTTCTTCAGCACAACTGAAGGGACGAAGTGGGCTACCATCTTGTTTAGTAAAGACGGTGCAGGTTTTTTCGTGACCGAAATGTGTGTCACTGACAAGAAAAGTTGTTGGCATTTTATACTCCTGAATGTTTAATAATATACATAGAAACAATAGGACCTTCTAACTTAACCACGTCAGATGCATATTTGTTCCATGTACTGGGTTGCCAACGCTTTAGAGGTTCTATCTTTTTTAACTTAACCATCTTTGGATTAAGTTTAACAATAATGCCTATTTCTAAATGGTTATGGATAGGCCAAACTACACAGTCACCTACTTTCAGTTTCTGTCCTAGTTTATCAACATGTAGGGATTCTTCTGTCATTGTGTTTGGTCGGTGATGAGAGATTCGAACTCCCGACCCTCTGCTCCCAAAGCAGATGCGCTACCAGCCTGCGCTAATCACCGTTATATTGCAATTCGTAGTTTATTTAATTCTTCGTTGGTTAGAAACATTTGAAACTTTTTATGATATTCATTTGGATTTTTAGCATCTTTCCATTTGGTATAAAAAGTTACAGATAGCTTTCCCACATCATATGATGGAATTGATGTTTCTATAAAAGTCTGATATCCATCGGTGTCGCTGATTAAGATTTTCATATTATGTTTGGTGGACGGTAGAGGGTTCGAACCTCTGACCTACGCCTTGTAAGGGCGCCGCGCTACCAGCTGTGCCAACCGTCCTATCTAACCTTTCTCAAATAATCTGTTTTAACAAGTCCTACCTGAATATCTAACAGAGCACTAACTGGCGTGCATTCATGTTCAATCTTACCATTTGCTCTGTTACGCTTTACAATCTCTCTAGCTCTAGCGGCACCTATAAGCACCATGTTAAACTTATTGCCATCAAGATTTTTCAAGCAGGTATCATAATCAATACCTGGACCACGACTGAGAATTAACTTTTTCATTACTATCCTAAAATGGAGCGGGTAGCGAGAATCGAACTCGCGACGAACAGCTTGGAAGGCTGACACTCTACCACTGAGTTACACCCGCATGTTAAAATGGTGCTGCTTGTCGGATTCGAACTGACCACCTACTGATTACAAATCAGTCGCTCTGCCAACTGAGCTAAAGCAGCATAAAAACTATTATATACTATTCCATTGTATTGTGTCAAGAACATCTTCGAATGATTCAACCACTTCCCAGGTTCCGTGTGGCGGACAAAACACATATGTTACTTCATCACTTGAACCATCTTCTCTCAATACTGTTCCTGGGTATACAGTAACAATAAGGTCTCGCCTAATAGCTATAGGCTTACCTTTATGTCCAGGACTGGCATTAGTAAGTGTTACAAACACGTCTCTATTTACCTTGACCACGATAGGCCTTATAGGCTCTACGTTTATGTTTATTCATTGCGCTAGTTTTTGGTGTAGAGCCACCTTGACTAGTTCTTTTTACAACGACCTTACGATTTTGATTTACTGTCTTTGCCATGATTATCCTTTATTGTGGTGCCCCAGGCGAGACTCGAACTCGCACCCGAAGACTGGCTTCTAAGACCAGCGTGTCTACCAATTCCACCACCGGGGCTTTAATCGTTTAATTTTCCTTTACGCCTATAATGATCTTCCATTTTTTCGATAAGCGTTCTATTCTCATACTTAACTCTATCCATTCTGTTTTCACTTGGCGTGCCCCAATATAAGTGTTTGGGGTTACTGCATTTACCATTGTTACAGGCATGGCATACTAAAATCATATAACCATTTGGTATAGTTGTTTCTAACAAATGTGCTAATAATCCTTTACATAGAGTAGAGCCACCACCTCTTTCAATACAATAATCGTCTAGATCTAGGTGTTCTTGCCTAACTGTTTTTGGACGTTTAATATATTCATATATATCCTGCATCCAATATTTACAAATGATTTTGGTAGTAGGTTAAGGAATCGAACCTTACCGTTCCAGCCCATCTGACCAGTCTCCCGGGTTTATAAGTCCCAGCCGCACACCAGTGCTACCTACCATACTATAAATATACTATCCCTTCCACTGTATGTCAACATATGATTCGCCCAATAACATGGAGTCAAATACGAAAAATCTGGCATACTAGATTATGGCCTGATAGAACCAATGCCATTGAACCAGCTAGTGCTATGGTATACATAGAAGGACATAACATACATAACATGAATTTTTCACCTAGCTTTTTTGGATATTTCGTAGATAACGACCTTGTGGGTGTTAACAGTGGACATCTATGCGACGATAATTCTTTTAGATCCAGGGGGCTTTGGGTTGATGAAAATCATAGAGGTTATGGATACGGAAAAGAATTATTAAAGGCTGTTATTAACCAAGCCAAACTAGAGTCAGCCGACTTCATATGGAGTTTTCCAAGAAAGACTAGTTGGCCTACATATAAGTCAGTTGGTTTTAAAAAAACCAGCGATTGGGTTAAAAGCGACACAAGTGAAGCTAATGTTTTTTGCAAGTTAGAATTTTAATGGGCCAATTAATTGTATGTGGAGACAGCTTTATGAGCCCAGTCCAAGGAAAATTTGCTGGTACACACTTTAGTGAGTTAATAGCAAAAGAATTAAAATATGAATTAATCGCCTATAGTAGAGGAGGTATGAGCAATGGCGGAATATGTTTACAAATTCAGGCAGCTATAGATTTACAACCTAAACCTAGTTTAATATTACTTGGAACTACAAGTCCGGATAGAATGGAATGGCCCATTAATGAAATAAATGAAGTTGAAAAATTTAATTTGAATGATGTACTGTATGATGACGATAGATTTACAAGTTTTAACAATTTTGGATCAAACGAAAATGCACAACTAGTTTCAACACCAATTAGTGACATTTTTGGCCATTACAAAACTAAAGCCTATTACAAATTAGACAACCAAATAGGTAATAGAATCAGTGCGTTACAAAATTACTTTGAATTTTTATATCATCCTGACTGGAAACGTGAGCAAGACAAACTAATGTTATATGCTATGTTTCATAAACTTCATAAATCAGGAATACCTTACATAATTTGTTATGAAGGAGTGAAAGGTATAGTGGACCAATGCGAATGGTTAAATTATGGTGGAATAAGCAAAAACTACGCTGCCAGTGAAATAACGACATTAATTTCTAAATTTTATGACAATAGATATAACGACAGTGAAATCGCAGAATACCATACATCTGTTCATACACAGATAACCATAGCAAATATATTATTAGAGAAATATATATGAAAAAAATTATAGTTTGTGGTGATAGTTATATGAGTCCAGTTATTGGAAAACATGCTGGTACTCATTTCAGTGAATTAATAGCTAAACATTTAGGATGTGAGTTAATAGCCTATAGTAGGGGTGGGATGAGCAATGGCGGAATATGTATTCAGATTGATACTGCTATCAACTTAAATCCAAAACCAGATCTTATCCTAGTAGGAACTACGTCTTTTAATAGAATAGAATGGCCTATAACACTTGATCCTGTAGAAAAATTTACTGTGCATGATTTAGTATATGCGGATCATAAAACTTTTTTAAGTAGTTCATATGATTGGTTAGATAAATCTCCCAAAATGATTAGTACAGTTATGCGTGATATTTGGGGAAACTATAAGAATTGTGCTTATTATAAATTTGATCCATTAATAGAACATAGAGTTAGAGCATTATATAGGTATTTTGAACTACTTCATTATCCAGATTGGAAGAGAGAGCAAGATAAGTTAATGCTATATGCAATTTTACATAAACTCCATCTATCAAACATTCCATACATAATTTGCTATGAAGGTATTAGGTATTTTGCAAAGGAATTTCCTTGGTTAACCGAGACAAATTGTTATAACTATGCTTTTCCTAAGTTTGCCGAAGTATTAGACAACACACCGGCGACACATGAAACAGATCCTGGTTACCATAGCTTACCAGCCTGTCAGCAAACATTAGCAGAATACCTTATTGAAAATCACACTTCAAAAATGTTATAATGATGACTAGGTTAGAAATTAAACAAGTAATAGCAGATTTTTTTAATATCCCATTTGAAAGAATAAATGATAACAGTACATTTAGTGACTTAGGATTAGATTATATTGACTGTTTTGAACTAATCTGTGAACTAGAAATAATTTACAAAATAGATATTCCTTACAAAAGTGAACATTTAAATGTTTCGGTGGGAAAATTAATTGATAGCCTGGTCCCACTTTAATGGTTTTAACTTTGTCATTAATCCTTGATCATTTAACCATGTATTAACAATCTCCAGTTGTTTCTTAGTACATCCTTTAATAAAGTTCCTATGAAGGGTAAGTACAGTAATTTTATCTTTACGGTTGATATTTTCTAAAAACCTTATAGGATCTTTAGTAAATTTTTTAAGTTGATTAGTCGATAACCATTCATGGAATAAGTCCTCTGTGATTTTCCAATGAAACTTATCATTCATTATAAATGAATAAAAGTGCCAATCTAATATACCTTTTACTTCGTCTTTGTATATTTTAACGCAAATATTATCCCAAAACCTGTCAAATGCTGTCATATCACCTAACCTATCTTTAAGCCTTTGATAGTTTATTACAAAAGGTGGATTGGATATAAAAACAAACTGTGGTATCTCTTGTTGTAAAAATTCTGATATTTCTTTTTGACCATACACAGTTCGTCCTATGTTATCTATAACAGTTGCATTTCCTATAACCTTTCTATATTTTTCAAGTTCTACCGGTTTAATGAAGAAGTTTTTAGGAGTAAGACACATATAATCGTCTTGTATAGTATTGGCGATTGTAAATTGATATTTCCAACCATTGAAATATGTAGTGCCGTTTCGACTTGCTTCATATGGTAACTTATAAAAGTTTAGGTCATCTGGAAATATCAGTGCCAATTTATGATTAGTATAGTATGGCCGTAGATACTCGCGCCACCTCTGTTTATTACCTTCTGTGATTTTGTATTGATTTACAATGACCCAATGTGTACAAGGTGATACAAATTTTTGAATACTTTCTGCCTGTAGAATAGTCTGCCTCATATCCCTATTACAGGTTAGCGTTGCTAGGTGCATTATAATATTTTTTATTTGTACATTTGTAAAAAATGTAGTATTCTTTCGTCTTCTATTACTTCTTCATCGTATAAAAAAGGATCTGATTCAAACCACATCACTACAGAATATCTCTCGCCTTTAACAGGATGAACTCCATGTAAAAATTCCCATGATCCAGGAAAAGTTATAATTTCACCTGCGGATGGTTTAAAAGTTTTATTCAGCATCTTAAAGTATATTTCCCCGTTCTCGTAATCGTCATTGAGATACAGTATACAAGATATATCGATTTTTTTCCTTCTTTTCATAGTATTGTTATCGAGAAACTGCCCATCTATATGAGGCCAATAGTAGGCATTGTTATTGTAATATAAAAATTCGATTGAACTAACTTTACATTTTACCCTATATGATTCCTCACATAACAGCCTACATTGCTCTACTATTTCATTTAAAAAAGGCTCAAACCCACTAAAATCTATTCTCTTAGTGCTGCATAAATTTTTAATAATAACAGGCACATAAGTTTTATTCTCGATTGAACCTACACTGCCCCACGCTGTTTTTTTAGACTCTTGAGCTAGCTCAAGCAGTTTTTCTATTTTTTCTTTTTGAATTATTGAATGGAAGTTTTTTATTTCTGCTTTTTTAAGTTCAAGGCGATCTGAAATTTTTGTCATATAAATATTTATATGGTGGCAAATAGAAACTGTACAGATTGTACAATGTGTTGTGAAGGATGGCTATCTGGAGATGCATATGGACATAAATTTTATCCTGGAAAACATTGTATCTTTTTGCAGTCAAAGACATGTGCTATCTATGAATCAAGACCCGCTATGTGTAAAGATTTTTTTTGCCAATGGAAAGTAGATCCTAATATTCCAACAGACTTTAAACCTAACGTAGTTAACTACATGATAATTAAAGGTCAGGTTAATGATATAGAATACCTTGCATTAATAGGCAATGATAAGGTTCCAGATTATACTGTTATAAATTATTTTATTAAAAAACAGCTAAATGGTGAAATAGAAAATCTAGTATATACCATAGACGGTAATCCTTGTATAAAAGGAACCAGTGAATTTGAAAAGCTGTTTTCGAGAATTAATTTTTCAATAACTGCACCAACTTGTAAGCAGAATCGTTCTATGGTCAGGCCATGTAGTAAGTGAAGGTGTTACTGAATGAGCTATATCTCTTGAATAAACCAGCAACTTATTGTAATGTGGAACAATAAGTTCATTTGCTCCATTCCATAATCCTCCCATAGATTCTACCCAGTTATCTGTAAGGTATATTATACATGTATAAGATTTATCTAAAGACCTGCCATGGACGTAGTCATCTAAATGTTTATGCATGTCATAGCTATCTGTAGTAACACTGATTTTGATGGAATATAACAGTAAATCTGAATTTATTATATTTCTTAAACTTGTTTTAATTTTACTTAATATCGAAACCCATATTACCCCGAGAACACTTTTCATGTCATTCTCATTACCACTTTGACAGTTAAAGTTAATAAAAGTATTACCTAGTTTTTTAAGAGTATGAAAATCTATATTATCATTAGCATAACTTTTTAAAAACCGTAAATCTGAATCATTAAGAAAGCTATCAATAGTTTTTATCATTGGGGTTTATATAATAGTTTATCGATACTTCCGGGTAGAATTAGATCTTCCGGTAGAACGAACCTAAAAGTTATTCCAAGACGCTTTTCTGTGCAAGGAGCAACTCCGTGCAGCCATTTACTGCCTATATTAATTAAAACGCTATTTTCTGGTGGCTTGAAGAATAAGCCGCGCTCATCCCAAAATTCTCCACCACCTCCATCATTCTTAATATAGTAAGTAGCACTCATTGTAGTTCCCTTTGTACAATAAGCATCTCCATCTGCATGTTTATCTAATGCCTGTCCGGGAGGCAGTAAGTTATATATTCCCCTTGTTATGATGTATGGTTTTTCTGAAAGAGGAAATAGTGTTAGTATTTTTTTAGCAAGTGTGAGAAATACTATAGGAATTAGTTTTTTATAGTTAGATTCTGCCCAGTCAAATATAGTTTCGGGTGTTTGATTCCAATATCCGTCTAGATCTCTAAGCTGCCATAGTTTATAATAAGGTCTATAAGACTTTACACCCATTAAGGTATAATCCTTATTATCAAAATTAATTTTTCTACCTTCAAAGTTGAAGGCCAAGTTTCCTTCTAAGCCTTCTAAGTAAGCACCTATATGTTGCTGTTGTTGAATAGTTAGGAATTTTTCGTAAACCCATACGTCATCGAAATCAGATATGGGCCGAGGCTCTATCCTCATTTAATAAGGAAAGGAATAGCAGGTTTAACCCAAGCAGCGAAGAAGCTCTGGCTATCGATATTTTCAAGTGCTGTTGCTACTTCGCCGTCTAAACTAGTCTGTACATCTGGGTTAGCAGCGAAAAATATTAGGTTAGGAGACCTATATGTGATTGAGCCGCTTAGTGTTCTTGCTTTGACAACAAAAGAAACTAATCTTATCTTTTCATCTGGTTGCCAATCTAATACAGGAGGATTAACATTTAAAGTTCCTGATTGATCTACTGTAATATATTGTCCTATATCGCTAGGAACACATTCTATAATATATTCAAAACTTTCCCCTGTGTCTTGTGCGTATTTGTCGTAGGGTAAAACTGTTTGAATATTAGCTGTTATTGGTTCGGATGCCACACCTAAGTAAAAAGAATGTTCAACGAATGCTTTGTTGTTGTCAGCACTAATTAAAAATGCTACTCTATTTTGATGGTAAGTAAATTTTTCGCTGTCTAAAAGTAAAACACCCTTAGTTGAAAAATCTATAAGAATCTGTTGAGCTGTTGCCCTATATGTATCTGGAACTTGTGCAAGAATTGCAGCCATACATCCTGCCACGAAACCTGCTGAAATAGATGTTCCACTATAGGTAGCATATATATTATCGCCTGTATGGTTCGCTCCAGGCACATCTACTCCTGGAGCAAAAATATCAATTTGTGTTCCATAGTTAGTAGTAATGTTCATGTCAAACGTACTAAAGTTATTAAAACCTGCACCTACATCGTCTATATCACAGGCAGCAGCAGTAATAACGTCTACCATGCCAGCCGGAGTTAAGTTGCTAACATCCATCCCAACATTGCCCGATGCTGCCACCACAACTATGCCTGCTGATATTAAATCTTGGAACTTACCTTCTAGGTATGTATTTTTAGCTACGGTCCAACTACAGTTAACTACCATTGGAATGGACGGGTCTGCTACGAATCTATTTAGACATGCATCTAGTGCATAACCTAGTTCAATAGCATTTGGTTTAAAGTTAGAATTGAATACTTTACAGTTAAGGAGACGTAAATGTCTATGAACACCTATATTAGTACCGCAGGCAAAACTAGCCACTCCAGTCCCGTGGCCTGCTTGGTCTCTAAAATCGTTATCAAATACAGGAAGGGCATAAAAGTCTTCACATTCTAAACCTTGAAATTCGTCGTGAGTGAAATTAATACCGCTATCTATAATAACTAGATTAGGTTTACGTGTAAAGTTTGTATCTGCTAACTGAAAGCTAGAAACAAAGGGTCTGTATCTTGATATAAGTCTTAGTCTTGCCCATTCATAATTAGTAGGTAAGCCTGTACTTAGGCCTGTGTTAATTTCGCTTAATAACTTAATAGGCGTATCTACCTGTTCAACTTCTCCGTTCAGTTCTCTATAAAGGTCTAAACCTTGAGTAGTTTCTACTAACCAATAGTCTTTATTATTTGCAACGAATTTTCCATTGTTGCCTTCGGATGTCACGACAGTAACAGGAGTTTGAATTTGCTCTGTGTTATCTATTCGCACTAAATACCTCGACATCACCGACGATGTTTGAGTAACAGAACCATTTAACTTTTCTGCTATCTTAATTAAGCTCATAGGTATAGTAAACACATTATTAGCATCAGGTGTAAGTCCGCTAAATGACTTAAACTGATCTGCATCGATATTAGATGGAAAAACACAATTAAGCATAAAAGTTCCTGTTTTGTAAAATATTTATATATTTAATGTCTAAATTCCATATTATTTCAGATCTTAACCTAGATCTTTTTGATCATGCAGAAGAACAACATATACTAGAACCTGATGTAGAATACGTTGTTTTAGCCGGTAATATTAGTGTCACTATAAAAAGAACCATGCTATTTGCCGAAACTTTGGCTAAGAAATATCCAAATGCTAAACTTATCTTTAATTATGGATATCAAGAGCTACTTCAAATAGAATATTACAAAGTACAAAACTCGGTAATACAAAGAATAAAGTTTTTTGGAAAAAGTCCATCTAACCTCTTTTTCCCAAAAGGAGAAGTTGTTGGTAGCTATGACTTTTTTTGTACAGAAGGATTTCCTTATTTAGATCATCAAGAATTTGAATTAAGTATTTTTCCAAAAGAGTTTATCATAAAGGTCGATGGTGACTTATATATAGGCGATAGATTAGTATGCCGCCGAAATCCTAGGTACTTTGATTATAGTTATTATTTAAATTTATACAAAAAAGAACTTGAAGAAATCACGACATGGTTAGGTATTGATAGAGGACTACCGAAAATATTAGTAACAGGGCTTGGTAAATATAACATGCCTAAATATGATAGCAATCTTATATGTATTTCGACAGGGAAAGAGTTTCTTGATGAGCAAGTTGGTACCTTACGGAGCATAGTTATACCAGGTTTGAGCAGATCCGTATTTTTCGAAATTTAACTTTTTTGAATTTTCTATAATAAATTCTTGGACAGTATGATTCATGAATGTTAGACTTTGGAAATTTCTATTATAATAATATAACGGTGCTCGAAAATCTATTTCAAATGCTCCTTCGTACTTGTCATTATTATAATATTTTTTAAGTTGTTCAAACCCTGTACGCTTGGTCAGCTGGGGAACTATGTCTAAACCTAATCTTAGATAGTTATCTATTTTATTTACATACCTATCGTCAGATGTATTTTCTCTAATGGTACCACAACTTAGAGCTACTTTGATACAAAGTTCTTTGTAAAACCCTAGAAAACTTTGTATACAGGGTATTTTTGATTTTAGGCTAAAGTTTTCGATATCAGTTAGCTGTGCTTTAGATGATGCAAATAGTACCCAATTATTATATATAACAAAACTATTTCCACCCAAGGCGGCACCTGTGTATCCGAGGTCCTTTAGTTTGCAAATGTAATGTGCATAAGTAGCGAACTGTGGACTACTCATATTATGAGTCTTACCAAAGTCTATTAAATCATGAGTTAAAAATCGTAACACATTTGACTTTATTACCTTAAATGGAATATCACGACTTTGTGCAAAGTTAACTGCATCTTCCACTTCTTCTTCATTTAAGTTATTTTCAAATTGAAATATTACTGCTGTGTATTGTACATCTTTATCCCATAAACCTATCATAGCCTGACTATCTATGCCGCCAGATAGACAAAGAGCAGGATTATTACCTAAATATTTTGAAGCTATTTTAGTTGCATTTTTACTGATTAAATCTAAACTAGTAGATTGTATACGATCTATATCATCCATGGTAATGAATGCATGTACATGTAGACCATCTTCAAATAATTCAGATCTACACCAGTTATCATAAAATAGCATTAGTTTACTTTTAAGTTATTTAAGATTGTGGTAATGCTTCTATCTGTGCCAAATACATTCATTACAAAACAAATAGACATATCCGTCATGCTAAAAAGATAATGTACTTTGGTTGTATTAATAAAATATACCTGTCCATGAACTAAGGATAGTATATTATTTTCTTGCACCCAAGTTAAGTTAGGTTGTTGAAAGTTATATACAGGAACTATTATTCTAAAAGTAAATGGCAAACTACTGCTAGTACCATTGTCTCTATGAGGCGGAAAAAATCCACCTTGATCTAATTTTAAGAAATGACAACGACCATGATCCGGAAATGCGTCTAACAACTGATTAAGTTCTGAGATATGATTTGTTATACTTGTTCTATTTTTAAAATCTAACTCAGTGTATTTTGTATTGTTGAGAATATTATATTCTCTTAAACTATCTAGATCAGGAATGCCGCTGAATCCGCCGTCTAAACTAGTAACTGATAGTCCTTTTCTGTTAATAGATTTTCTAGGGTTATATTGCACCCATCCGGGGTGTTTTTCTAACACAGTCTTTGCTTTGTCGCAATTCCATGCAGGAAAGTTTAATTCAATAACATCACCGTAATGGGTAATAAGATCAGTTAAGTTATTCATTAGATAAGTAATTATTGTTGTAAGCCACTAGTTCCCACCAGCCCCTACTTGAGTTGTTACCCTGTCCGTGCCTTATTCAGAGAGGCCACCTCCACACATACTTTTACCCTGCCGGATGAATGGCCCGGAGGGAGGTGGGTATGATCACACCTAATATGGTTCACGCACATATCAGACGCCTACTCAGTAACCGGCGTAGGGCCGGGGATTCTTCTTAATATTTACGCAGTATAGCGTATAAAACAATTGAGATTGATGCAAGAACTATGATTGCCATGTTTGTGCTCCTAAAGTGGCACCACCTGAGAGATTCAAACTCCCGACCCCCAAGTTCGTAGCCTGGTGCTCTATTCAGCTGAGCTAAGGTGGTATTGTTGGTAGCCCCGACTGGAATTGAACCAGTAATAGCCGATTATCAGTCGACCGTTATACCATTTAACTACAGGGCTGTTATGGAGTGAGGGATCGGATTCGAACCGATGGCTTTACAGTTTTGCAGACTGTTCCTTTGGGCCTCTCAGGCACCCTCACACAGTTGGTGGACCGGCGGAGGATCGAACTCCGACTAAAGGCTTGCAAAGCCCCTGTGCTACCATTATCACTACCAGC